GTTAGCATTTAGAGTTCCAGCGTCTCGTATCACCAAGAAAAACATGTACGATGATGACGACGATGATACTCAAGGACTAGACACAACCATCGACTGGAAAAACACGGATGACAACTCTTACGATGGTGAGAAACTAAAACGTTTAGTTCATGACGAAACAGGAAAATGGCTAAAACCGAATAACATCCTAAACAACTGGAGAGTTACCAAGACTTGTCTCCGATTAGGTAGGAAGATTATCGGTAAGTGTATGATGGGTTCAACATGTAACGCATTAGACAAGGGGGGTCAAAACTTCAAAGATTTATATTATGACTCCGATGTAACCAAGAGGAATAAAAACGGACAGACTAAGTCAGGGTTATATGCGTTGTTTATTCCAATGGAGCACAACATGGAGGGATTCATAGATCGATACGGTATGCCAGTTTACAGGACTCCAGACGAACCTGTACTAGGGGTTGACGGTGAAATGATAGACAGTGGAGCGATAGACTTCTGGGAGGCTGAAGTAGATTCATTAAAAGGTGATCCAGATGCGTTGAACGAGTTCTATAGACAATACCCTAGGTCTGAGTCTCATGCGTTTAGAGACGAGAGTAAGTTATCTATATTTAACCTAACGAAGATATATGATCAGATAGACTACAACGATTCCTTAATAGCAGGACAACATTTAACCAGAGGTTCATTCCACTGGAAAAATGGGGAAAAGGACACGGAGGTTATATTTTCACCTGACGACAAAGGTAGGTTTTTATTGTCGTGGGTACCTAAAAAAGAGTTGCGTAATAACGTAGAAATTAGGAAAGGACTTAAATATCCGGGTAATGCTCATATTGGTGCGTTTGGATGCGATAGCTATGACATTTCTGGAACCGTTGGAGGAGGTGGATCTAACGGTGCGTTACATGGAAGCACTACGTTTCATATGGATGACGCTCCTACTGAGGAGTTTTTTCTAGAGTATATTGCTAGGCCGCAAACAGCTGAGATATTTTTCGAGGAAGTATTGATGGCTATTGTCTTTTATGGTATGCCGATACTATGTGAGAATAACAAGCCGGGGCTTTTGTATCACCTAAAGAATAGAGGGTACAGAGGGTTCAGTATGAATAGACCCGACAAGTCTTATAATAAGCTGTCTGTAGCTGAGAAAGAACTAGGAGGGATACCTAACTCCAGCGAGGCTGTAAAGCAAGCTCACGCTTCTGCTATTGAAATTTTTATAGAGAAGAACATTGGATACGACACGAGTGGTGAGTACAGAAACCCAGAGGAAATAGGTGTAATGCCCTTCAACAGAACTTTAAAAGATTGGGCTTCGTTTGACATCAATAACAGGACTAAGTTTGATGCCTCGATATCTTCAGGGTTATCTAGGATAGCTTGTATGAAAAACCTTTACAAACCTAAAAAAGAAAATTCAAAAATAAGTATTACCTTTGCAAGGTACGACAACTCTGGAGGACAGAGTAAAATTATTAGATAAGAAATGGATGATATCAAAATAACTATTACCGATCCCGGATTCCCTGATGATAATGTCAGCGATTCTGACAAGAATAAAAAAGAGTTCGGTCTAAAGATAGGGCAAGCTATTCAATACGAGTGGTTTAAAAAAGATGGAGGTGGTTGTAGGTATTATGATCGATGGACAGAATTTAACAGAAGGAGGTTATACGCAAGAGCTGAACAACCGATCCAGAAATATAAAGACGAGCTATCTGTCGATGGAGATCTTTCTCATCTAAACTTAGATTGGACACCAATAGCGGTGATGCCTAAGTTTATAGACATTGTATGCAATGGTCTGGAGGATAGGATATTTTCAATTAAAGTAGAGTCTCAGGATTCATTATCTATAAAAAGAAAGCAAGAGTTTCAAGATGTAATAGAATCAGAGATGGTCTCTAAGCCATTATTGGAACAAGTAGAAAAGGATTTCGGAATTAATCCATTTATAAACGACAAGGAAACTTTACCGAAGACAGACGAGGAGCTTCAGTTGTACATGGAATTGGAATACAAGCCGGGGATAGAAATAGCTGAAGAGATAGCTATACAAACCGTGTTTAATGAGAATCATTACGAAGACATAGCTAAAAGGTTTAAATACGACTTGGTCGTCTTAGGTATAGGTGCTCTTCGCCATAGATTCCTAAGAGGTGGCGGTATAGATATTACTTATTTAGATCCATCAAAAGTTATACATAGCTATACAGAGGATCCAATGTTTAAGGATTGCTATTATTGGGGAGACGTTGAAACAGTTCCTGTATCGGAACTTGTAAAGATAGACCCTGATTTAACCAATGAGGATCTAGCAGAATTAAAGTCTTATTCTCAAGCATGGATGAGAGAGTTCCCTACAGAAAGAGATAGACAGAACTCTGAACTTTCAAGCGAGACAGTTACACTCATAAACTTCTCATACAAGACTACTAAGAAATATGTATATAAGAAGAAGAAGGTTTCCGACAACGCTTCCAGAGTTATAAGAAAAGATGATGACTTTAATCCGCCTCAAGAAATGATGGAGGAAAGAGGGTTTGAGAAAGTTGAAAAGAGAATCGAAGTTTGGTATGAAGGGATTATGGTCGCAGGTACTAATTTTATCTTGAAATGGGAACTTCAAGAAAATATGGTTAGACCTAAGTCAGCATCTCAACGTGTGATGTCGAACTATGTTGCATGCGCCCCTAGATTGTATAAAGGAGCTATTGATTCTATCGGGTTAAGGATGATCCCTTTTGCTGACATGTTGCAGTTAAACCACATGAAGTTTCAGCAGGTATCTAGTAAAATGGTTCCTGACGGAGTATTCATTGATGCTGATGGTATAAATGAGGTAGACCTAGGAACTGGGGCTGCTTATAATCCAGAAGACGCTTTAAGGCTTTACTTCCAAACAGGTAGTGTTATTGGTAGAAGTTACACGCAAGATGGAGACTTCAACAATGCTAGAACTCCTATTCAGGAATTAACCAAGTCTAGTGCTGGAGGTAAGATTAATTCTCTTATCGCTCAGTTCAATCATTACTTGAACCTTATGAAGGGAGCTATAGGAGCCAATGACTCTATGGATGCTTCTACACCGCACAAGGATGCATTAGTTGGTTTACAGAAGATGGCAGCACTATCATCAAATGTAGCTACCAGACATATATTGGAGGGGTCTATATTTATAACAAGAACATTAGCTGAAGGTCTCTCATGTAGAATTTCTGACTTATTAGAGTACTCAGATTACAAAGAGGAGTTTATAAATAAAATAGGAAAACAAAACGTTTCTATTCTTGAAGATGTAAAAGACTTGTACCTTTCCGACTTTGGTATATTCATAGAGGTATCTCCAGATGAAGAGCAGAAGCAAAAGCTAGAGGAGAATATACAAATCGCCTTGAGAGAAGGTGGTATAGATCTTGAGGACGCTATTGATATCCGAGAAATAAACAACATAAAGTTAGCCAACCAGTTACTAAAAGTTAAGAGAAAAAGAAAGCGTGACTATGACCAGCAAATAAAAGAGAAGGAACAGCAGTCTATCGCTCAAATTCAGATGCAGCAGCAACAGATGGCTGCTCAGAACGCTGCTCAAAAGGTACAGATGGAGGCTCAAGCTAAGATTCAAGTTAAGAACGCTGAAGGTGATAACGAGATAAGAGTTCTAGAGAGACAGGCTCAACTCAAGTTCGATCTGATGCAAAAAGAGTTCGACTTAAACACTAGATTAAAGTCTATGGAGATGCAAGTAAAACAATCATTGGAGGATAAAAAGGAGAAGGCTAAAGACAGAAGACAGCGTGAGCAGGCTACTATGCAGTCAAAGATGGTAAGCCAAAGAAAGTTCGACCTACCTTCTTTAAATTTTGAATCTAACGAGGACTCTTTAGATGGCTTTGATCTAGCGGAATTCGACCCAAGATAGACCGAAAAATATAATAAATATTATTTTTAACTTTGTAAAAATCAAATCAAATGAAAATTCAAGTAAAAGCTGTAGACTCAGTTAATGAAAAGTCAAAGCAAGAGTTAGAGAGGGAAATTATTGAGGATCACGCTGCTAGTCAAAACGACAACCAAGATAACGACCAAGATAACGACCAAGATAACGACCAAGAAGGTAACCAAGAAGGTAACCAAGAAGGTAACCAAGGAGCAGAAGATAATATTGCTCAAGCAGAGATTAACGAAGAATCCGTAATGAGCTTCATTAAGGAGAAGTACGGAAAAGAAATAGAATCGATTGATTCATTATTTGCTAGTGAAGCGTCACCAAGCAATGAAATTCCTGAAGATATATCCAAGTTCATTCAGTACAGAAATGAAACTGGAAGAGGGATGGAAGACTATATGAGGTTGAATGAGAACTTTGACGAGATGAATGACAATTCATTGTTGTCTAGGTTTTACGCTGAGACTGAAGATGGTTGGGACCAAGAGGATATTAATGGATACATCGAAGACAACTTCGCTTACGACGAAGATCTAGATGAAGATTCATTAATCAGGAAAAGACAAAGAGACAAGAAGAAAGAAATAGTAAAGGCTAAGAAATACTTCGAAGGTCAGAAAGAGAAATACTATACTCCATTAGAGTCTAATGGATCAAGTGCTCCAGATGATCCAGAGTATCTAGCCTTTAAAGAGCAAATGAGTAACGCTAAGACTCAACAAGAGCAGGCAGCTAAAAAAGCTGAATGGTTTAAGAGTAAGACAGACGAGTTGTTCAGTAATGAATTCAAAGGTTTTGAATTCAGTATTGATGACAAGAAGTTTACCTATCCGATACAAGAGATTGACAAAGTTAGAGAGAGTCAAAAAGACATCAGTAACTTTATATCAAAATTCTTGAACGACGATGGGTTGATGGAAGATACGACTGGATACCATAGAGCGTTATCAATTGCAATGAACCCAGAAAAATACGCTAAGTTCTTTTATGAGCAAGGTGTTTCAGACACAGTATCCGAATCGGCTGCTGAAGATAAAAACATCACGTTAGGAGCTAGACGTAAACCTGAGACTCAAGTGGTAGGGAAAACAACAATAAGAGCCGTATCAGATCCATCAGGACGTGGGTTGAAATTTAAAAAATAATAACCTAAAACAAAAAGAAAATGGCAGGATCATTATCGGTTGGAGGAGTAAATCTTCAACCATCATCAGAACAAGTGGCATTGTCCACAAACTACATCACTAACTTTAATTTCTTAGATCAGTATCTTCCTGATACTTACGAGAAGGAATTTGAGCGTTACGGAAACAGATCAGTATCTGGATTCATGAGACAAGTTGGTGCAGAATTACCGTCTACATCAGACCTTATTAAGTGGGCTGAACAAGGACGTTTACACACGAAGTATATTGACGTAAATGCAGATAGTGCAGCAGGAGCCGATACAGCTACATTTACTGTTAATGATACATTAGATCCGGGTACTGGAAGTATCGCTGTCAGAGTAGGTCAAACAGTTCATATCTCTGACAACGCAGGGTTAGGATCTAACAAAGCTATCGTTACTTCGGTTGACACAGGAGCTGGGGAATTTGTTGTGGCATTCTACGAAGCTGCTGGTCAAGATTTCGCTTTAAACTCTACGTGTACTGTATTCGTTTACGGTTCAGAGTTCAACAAAGGTACTAATGGAATGGTAGGCTCATTAGAGGCTGACGACTTAATCCTTGATAACAAGCCAATAATCATCAAAGACAAATATGAAGTTTCTGGATCAGATATGGCTCAAATCGGATGGGTAGAAGTTACTACTGAGAATGGAGCAACTGGTTACTTATGGTATTTGAAGTCTGAGCATGAGACTCGTATGAGATTCGACGACTACTTGGAGACTTCAATGATCGAAGCTGTACCAGCGGAAGCTGCTTCAGGAGCTTTAGTTACAGCAGGTGTTGATGGATCAGACGGTGTATTCTACTCTGTTAACGACAGAGGTAACGTATGGTCAGGTGGTTACCCAACTACTTTGTCTGACTGGGATACAATTGTAGCTCGATTAGATAAACAAGGTGCTATCGAAGAGAACGCATTATTCGTAAACAGAGCTTTCGGATTCGCTATCGATGACATGTTGGCTGATCAGTCTACAACTACTGGAGCTTCATTCGGTTTGTTTGACAACGACAAAGACATGGCCTTGAATTTAGGATTCTCAGGATTCCGTAGAGGTTACGATTTCTACAAGACTGACTGGAAATACTTGAATGACGAGTCAATGCGTGGAGGTTTATCTTCAGGAATTGTTAGCGGATTGTTGGTACCAGCAGGTACAACTTCTGTATACGACCAAGTGATGGGTAAAAACGCAAAGCGTCCATTCTTACACGTTCGATACAGAGCTTCAAAAGCTGAAGACAGACGATACAAGACTTGGATCACTGGATCAGCAGGAGGAGCAGCTACAAGCGATCTTGATGCAATGGAAGTTAACTTCCTTTCTGAAAGATGTGTTTGTACTTTAGGAGCAAATAACTTCGTATTATTCGAAGGATAATATACCTAAAAAACAACAGGGGCTAGGGAGTGATCTCTAGCCCTTATTTTAAATCAAGTAAAATCAAAATAAAATGAATAGATCAAAGAGAAACAAACCAAAAGATTTAACGTTCGTAATGACTAGAAAGAATCCACCACTAAGTTGGATGGTAAATTCTAGAAACACTACAGCGAATCCTCTTCACTACTACGATGAAGAGAACAACGAGAACAGAGTTCTAAGGTATGCTAGCAATCAAAAGAGTTGTTTTGAAGACGAGCAAGACGGGACAGCCATTATAGAGCCAATCATTTTCAATGATGGTATGCTTCAGGTGCCAAAAACAAATCCAGCACTTCAACAGTTTTTACAGTTACACCCTAAGTTTGGGAAAGACTTCGTTATCCAAGATAAGGAGAAAGACGCTCAGACTGAATACGAAGAACTAGAGAAGTCAAGTACAGCTACTGAGATGGCTAGAAAGTTAGATATCGATCAGAAGCTTATGATTGCCAGAGTACTTATGGGGTCTAACACTGACAAGATGACGTCTAGCGAAATTAAGAGAGACATCTTGGTGTACGCTAAAAACAACCCAGATGAGTTCTTACAAGCAATTGATGACTCAGACTTAGAGGTTATGGATATTGCTGCTCAAGTATTCCATAAAGGATTCTTGACTACACGAAGAAACGACACTGAGATTTGGTATAACCTAGATTCAAACAAAAACAAACTCATGAACATTCAATATGGTGAAAGCCCTGTTGAAAGGTTAGGTAAGTTTTTGAAGACAGACGAAGGTTTAGAAATCTTAGAACTGTTAAAATCCAAGGTATCGGAAGGCTAACACAATAGTTACATAAACATTAAGTAGGGCGAAAAAACATTCGCCCTATTTTTTTTATTATATTTGCTGTAAAACTACCTGATGATAAACTCAGTAAGAAATACGGTACTATCCATACTAAATAAGAATAACTACGGCTATATAAGCCCGGCAGACTTTAATCTGTTTGCCAAACAAGCTCAGATAGAAATATTCGAAAAATACTTCGACAGGTATAACAGGCAGATAACGAAGGAGAATGCCAGACGATCAGGAACAGGTTACGCTGACATTACAGGAGCACTGGGAGAGACTATAGAAAGATTTTCAAAGGCAGCAGCACTATTACCAAAGGTATCTGGAGAGGTGAGTCACTTCATGACTTTACCTGAAGACTACTACAATATTGATCGTATGAGTTATTACTCTAGCTTACTTTCTTCTGGAAGCATAACATCTGTTACAGCAGGGAGGCTAGTTGATTCAGTAGCAACGTTTACTTCAGATGGTATATCGAGTGGTGATGTAGTAGTCAGCCAAACTACAGGTGCGGTAGCCTTTGTTGTTAGAGTTGTGAGTGATACTGAGATTATACTTACGAAAGACATATTTGAACTAGCATCTCCAGAGTATGCAATATTCAGATCTACAGTACATAGAGATTTGGATAAGGTTACACAGAGCAAGATAATGATGCTTAACAACTCTAACCTTACAGCTCCTACGGCTACTTTTCCAGTTTACGTAATGAGCGAATCAGAGTCAACTGGGTTTGGTGAAACAGTAGCTGTATATCCATCATCGATAACAGTTACTGGATCTGTAGTGATACAGTACACAAGATATCCAAAGACTCCTAAGTGGACGTATTCAGATGTTCCTTCAGCTACTGGGGAACCATTGTTTGACTCAACTCAACCAGACTATCAAGACTTTGAGTTACCAGAAGTGGATGAACATATTCTAGTTCAAAAGATATTGCAATACGCAGGTATGTCGATCAGAGAGATTCAGATGACTGACATCTCTGCTAAATTAGAAGATAGAGAAACTAACCTAGAAAGATAAGATTATTAACTATGGCAGCTAAGAAAAAAACATCAGGTAAGAAGAAAGACTCAAGATTAACTAGAGCTGGAGTATCTGGTTACAATAAACCTAAGAGAACTCCTAGTCATCCAAAAAAGTCACATATTGTTGTAGCTAAAGTAGGTGATAAGGTTAAAACTATACGTTTTGGAGAACAAGGTGCAAAAACTGCTGGTAAACCTAAAGCAGGTGAAAGTGATAAAATGAAAAAGAAAAGAGCATCATTTAAAGCTAGACATGCTAAAAATATTGAAAAAGGTAAAATGTCTGCGGCTTATTGGGCAAATAAAGTAAAATGGTAATATGGAAGCTAAAAAGAAAACAGTAAAAAAGCAAACCTAAAACTAAATGCTTCTCTTGAGGAGAAGCATAGTAAAACATAACAGTAAACTCCACAACAGGAGAAATCATTAAGAAAGAAGAAGATGGCTTATATATCAGCTTACGCATATTACGAAAATAGTGGTGCGGCACCAGAGGACGCAAATTGGGGATCATATCAATATGTATCCTTAACAGACATTGTAAATAACTTCCAGTTAATGTATGCTGGAAATCATTCATTAATAAACAACGAACCTAGATACAAGATCCTGTTCCATGCGAAGAGAGCTATACAGGAATTAAACTACGATGCATTCAAGGAAATTAAGATACTTGAGCTAGACGTGTGTGACCAACTCAGGTTTGTACTTCCACCAGACTATGTGAACTGGGTAAGGATATCGCTTTACAAAGACGGGCTGTTAAGACCATTGACTGAAAACATCCAAACTAACTACAGTGACGCCTACCTTCAAGACAATGATTGCAAGATATTGTTTGACGAAGATGGCAATGTATTAAAGCCTGAATACTCTCAAATAGATTTTGACAGGATTACTGGTCAGAAGAAAAGTATTTATCTGAATGAGAATTCTATTTTTAATGAACATGAAGGATACTGCCTAGATGGAAGATGGTACTTCGATTACGCAGTAGGAGAGAGGTATGGTTTAAACACGGAGACAGCAAACTTCAATCCGACATTCAAGATAGATAATAAGTCAGGAGTTATTAACTTCAGTTCAGGAATGGACGGTGAGAAGTGTATATTGGAATATGTTAGCGATGGTATGGAGAATGGAGATGAATCTCTTATATCTGTAAATAAGTTATTTGAGAGATACGTGTACGCATACATAAACTACGAGCTTCTTGATCAGAAGACAGGGGTTCAAGAATACATAGTTGGTAGAGCTAGAAAGAAATCTACAGCTTTACTTAGAAATGCGAAGATAAGAATGAGCAACTTACATCCGGGACGACTACTCATGAACATGAGAGGTATGGATAAACACATCAAGTAATGAAGATAAAAAGAAATTTCATTAAGGGTCGAATGAATACAATGTTTGACGAAAGACTTATACCTAATGGTGAGTATGTAAGCGCAATGAATATAAGGGTTAGCTCCACCGAAGAAAGTGAGATGGGGGCAATCGAAAATGCAAAAGGTAACGAGCAGATAACAACCCTAGGGTATAGAGATGACGATCTTTCTGCTGATGCTGTTTGTATCGGTTCAGTGGCAGACTCAGCTAGAGACACTATTTATTGGTGTGTGCACGACCCTAGTAACCCGACTGTTCTTAGCGGTGTGCTAGACATGATTGTATCTTACAACGTGGTTTCTGGGACGTTGATATATCACGTAATAAGTTCAACTCATCCATCTGGCACAGGAACTGTGTTGAATTTCAGTGAGGAGTACAGGGTGAATGCGATGGATATAATTGAGGATTACTTGATTATAAATGACGATAATAACCCACCAAGAATATTTAACACGAAAAGGTTTTATAACGAACCTTCAACTGAAGACATAAACCTGATAGTAAAACCACCAAGTTCAGCTCCAACTGTTACGCCAATCAAACAGACTGGAGAAGAGACCTATATGGACACTAGGTTTATTTCATTTGCTTATAGGTATAAGTACGTGGATGGACAATATTCTGCGTTGTCTCAATTTTCTCCGATAGCATTCTCTCCAAACACATTTGAGTTAGATTACAGCACAATGGAGAACAAGGGTATGACCAATGCATTCAACTCTGCAATTATAGACTTAGAAACTTCATCTAGCAATGTTGTAGGTATTGATTTGGTATTTAAGTTTTCAAACTCAAGCATACTAAACATTGTAGAAAAATATGACAAAGCTGATTTAGGCTGGTCAGACAATTCAACGGTATCTGTAACATTTACAAACAAGAAGGTGTACACAACACTTCCTGAAGAAGAACTGTACAGACTATTCGATAACGTGCCTCACAAAGCACAAGCTCAAACCATAATGGGTAACAGACTAGTTATGGGCAACTACACTGATGGATATGATGTGGTTGATGAGAATGGCGACTCTACTCGTTTGATTTATACTGCTGAACTAGTGGAAAATGATATAGAACAGACTAGCTTACTTGTAAACAGGAATATAGGAACTTATACCATAGCTGGTTCTGAAGATATAGATCACGCAGAGGTTATTATTGATCTAGATGAAGTAGCCTCAGATTTGATAGAAGGAGCAGTTCTTGATATGTCGTTCACATTAAGACATAACAAGTATGTTTCAACTACAACTGCTACCCCGTCAGGAACACCTACACCAATAAACATAAGCAAGACTATAACGCTACAAAGTACTTACGGGTCTGTAGCTGCATTTGCTGCTAGTGCAGAATTTACCGAGGCAGTGAGTTCTTTTACATCTATAAGCGATTGCGGAACTGTTGATGCAGGTGACTCATTGACTGATCAGATAAACTGTGGATCAACAACCCCTGTGCTACCTTTACCGGGATGGACAAAAGAATCAAGTGGTATAACAGCTCCAGATCAGGGTATATCCATATCCGTCTCTGGAAACAAGATAACGCTTCAACTCGTAGCTATAAGATACGGATTAAATGGCTCTCCGGGACAATATGTATACGAGTATTTTAGTGTTGCCTACTCGTCGGTAGACTTTTATAAATACACTATAGGAGAAAGTCTTCATAGTAAAAGAGATTACGAGGTGGCTATTATTTATATGGATGAATACAATAGATCTACTACTGCTTTAGTAAGTCCGAACAACACCATATATGTACCACCTAAATACTCAGATAAAAAAAATAGCATAAGAATAACTATACCTGATACTCAAAATCCTCCAGAATGGGCAACTAATTACAAGTTTGCTTTAAAACCTTCTGAGTTGGATTACGAAACGATATACTCAAATATATATTTCAATGATTACAACAATGGGGTGACATATTTTCTATTAGAAGGAGACAATAGGAATAAGGTTACTGAAGGTGAAAAGCTTCGTTTAAAAAGAGATCTATTCGGTGTAGTTGACAAAGACATAGAAGTTTCAGTAATTGAAATAAAATCACAACCTAAAGACTTCTTAAATTCAATACTATCAGTTGAGGAGCCGTCAGGGTTATACATGAAAATAAAATCTTCAGACATAAACGTGAACTATGACGACGAATATATATTAACTAATGGAGAGTATGAAGGTGGAGGTACTGCCACCGGATTCCCGGGACCAGTTATTTATTACAGCATATTTGGAGATAATCCTAACTACAACCCTGACAACCCTATAAGTGATACAAATTATGAGTTTAAGCCTTTTGAGGTAAAGGCTGGTAGTCTTGTACGTATATTCATAGAATTTGAAGGTAATAATTCAGGTGGAGACATAAGCACATATACTTTCGATAAGAATTTTACATCTTCAAAAGACTATAACAGCTTGTACGACTTTGTTGAAGGTGATAACATTGATCTCACTAACGGAACATTGGTTACTGATGATGACGACATAGAGGTGTTGTATTTTAGCGATATTTATGAATATTCAGCTCCTTCTGGTACAAATAGAATTAACACAGCATACGGATCTCAGGCTTTTATAATGCAATTCTCTTGGTATAATCCAGACGCTACGGTCGATCCAGAGTCAGGTACGATGTATCTAGGTTTCAGAAATAATGATGACGGTTCGAGTTATCAGTATATTAGATGTAACATAGAAATAATAAACGGAGGTAATACTTTCGTGTTTGAAACGATTCCAACTGAAGCCGACAACGATATATTCTACGAGGGTAGCCAAACATTTAACATCACAGCAGGAAGACATGAGGGGAATGTGCAAAACCAAACAACATCACTTCCAGCTATAATAGACCTAAACTTCTTCGATTGCTATTCCTTCGGTAATGGTGTCGAGAGTTACAAGATAGGAGACCGACTAGCTACTCCTTCATTTAGATTAGGAGAAAGATTCTATGCTGTGTCTCAAGAGGACTACAAAGAAGCAGACAGATATTCAGATCTTACTTATAGTGGCATATATAACGAGGAGACTAATGTAAACAGGTTGAACGAATTTAATCTATCGTTAGCTAACTTTAAGCAATTAGAAAGATCTTTCGGTTCAATTAGAGTAATCTCTGGGAGAGCAAATGACATACTCGTACTACAGGAAGATAAAGTATCATACGTATTATCAAGTAAGAACGTTATTAGCTCTTCTCAAGGTGGAGGTACTGTTGCAGCAATTCCAGAGGTGCTAGGAACTCAGATATCTAGAATCGAAAACTTTGGCATTGGAAACAACCCAGAGAGTTACACTGAATATGGATATGACAAATATTTTGTAGACCCTAAAAGAGGTGCTGTTATAAAGCTTACTGGAAGTGGACAAGCTGAACAGCTCTCAGTCATTTCTGAATTTGGTATGAAGTCATGGTTTAGAGATTACTTCAGGTTAACTCCAAATACTCAAAAGCTAGGAGGTTATGATCCTTACACGGGAGAATACGTTATAGCAGGAAATCTAAACACAGTTCCTTCTGACCCATTCGTTTCCTCTTGTGGAGAGGAAGTTACAGTAACTACTGATGAAACGTTCAGAACTTGGGAGGTAATATTAGCTCCGGGGTCAGGAGAGATCACAGTAGACTATACAATTGGTATACTCCCGATGGGAGAGGATATCACGTTTGAAATCATTCATGACGGCTCTACGTATTCTTCTGGAGCTGTTACGTCAGGTGGATCTTTTACATTCACAAAGTCGGTTGGCGTAGACACAGCTATAGTTGAAGTTACACTGTCAAGTTCATTCACTACATCATACGCTGTTGAAGTAGGATGCGCTACTGAAAACGGACCTAGAATGACTCAGGTTGTACTAGCTCCAGATGACGAGACAGCTCAGTATATACACAACGACTTTTACTGGACTCAGGGAACATACGTTAGTCCAACTCAGAGCAACTTAGCTACCCTTCAAAATACAAGTAACACATACAACGTATCTCTGTTTCAATCATTTGAAGGAAACGCAGGGGCTGGTATGATACCACCTGAATCTGGAGGTCAAGTAACAATAAGAATTCAGTCTACTAAGAAAGGATTCGATAACTTTGACTTTGGATCAAGTTCATTGAAGTACCTACTTTCTACGACAGACTACTCGGATAGTGATGTAGACATAGCAAACATATTGTCTGCTGCAACTACATTGACACCTATACAAAACCCATCGACAGGGGTTTACTACTACGACATAACTTATACGCAGACTCCACAATTCAGTCCGTATATTTACTTAATTTACGACTATAGATAATGGCAAAACCAACAATAACAGAATCGACAGCACCAACTAGACAGGCGTATACGTTAACATACTCCCCGTCTTCTAACGGGTTTCCTTCGTTTTACTCTTATTATCCAGAGGAAATAATTGGGATGAACCAAAACTTGTTTACATTCGATGAAGGAAATTTATATATCCACAACTCAGACAACGTAGATAGGTGTACTTTTTACGGAACCTACACACCTATGAGTGTAAGGACGGTATTCAACGATTCTCCATCAGATGTCAAGGTATTTAAGACCATAGCATTAGATGGTGCTCATGCATGGGGGTACGATTCATTAACTGACTTGGAAAGCGGAGATATCGACTCTGATTACTTTGAACAGAAGGAGGGGGATTGGTTTGCGTACATTCGAGGGATAGATTCTGTACCAGTTCAGGAAACAGAACTACCACTCAGATCTTCTCAAGGTATAGGGTCTAACACATCTGTAGATATAACAGACCCAGCTAACATCATAGTGACCTATCCATACGGAGTTATCGATAGCATAATAAGCGTAGGGGATTTGGTATATTTTTTGAATGGAGGTACGTTTACTTTATGCGGAGTAGTGACGTCTATCACGAAAAGAAAGACCGTTGGGCTTACGGTTACAAGCGAGATAACAATAGATTCGACAACTCCAGCTGGGGGATCAACAGCGATATTATCTGGGGATTATACGTTCTACATAAAGAATGCTATATCGGAATCTCACGGGCTTCGTGGGTACTACCTAGATTTCTTAATAGAAAACTACGAACGAACTCAATCAGAATTATTCTTGGTTGAGGCAGACATATTTAAAAGTTTTCCTTGATGAACGTAAGACCATTAGAGCCAGACGACTATGAAAACATTTTGTGTAAGTGGTGGAAGGATTGGAGAAAGCCTGCACCACCTAGAGATGTTTTACCAGACGACGGGACAGGTGGGTTTATAGTTTACGATGAAGACATACCTGTATGCGCTGGTTTTATGTATAACACAAACTCAAGTATGGTATGGATAGAGTTCATTGTGAGCAATATAAATTACACCGATCGAGCAAAAAGAAGGGAAGCACTAGCTATGCTTGATACA